CCATCGCCGCCATTCTCGACCGCAACCAACAACCAACGGCAGTCACCCTGTCGCAACCAACGGTGGAAACTCCACCGCAACCAACCAATGAACGAAACACCGACCCAGCCGATAAGTCCAAGCGAGGAAACCGCCGCAAGAAGGCAGGCGAAACAGGAAGCGAAGGAAGCGTATCGACGGACGACGCATCTGGTGGACGCGCTCTTGATCCACAAGAACACGGAGAAAGTTAGCGTCTCTGTTTCCATGAAGGACGGTTTGCCGATTGTTTATGTGGCGGCAACCGTGAACGGCAAAGATATTATCATGTTCAGGCCCGGAAAAATCGGCGTGGACAACAACTGGCTCGGCAGCGCCCAGGAACTTCTCGATCTGATGGCGGGCCGATGATTCCCGAAACGCTTCAGAAGATCGAGGATTGGCGCAAGCTACGGGAATCCTATGCGGCAGTGTTCAACAACCCGGACAACCCCGGCCTGCAAGAGCACGGCCAGCGCGTTTTACGGCATCTCTGCAAGCTCGGCTTCTGGCAACGCACAACCTTTGTTCCCGGCGACGTTCATCAAACCTGCCGCAACGAAGGCGCACGCCGGTTGCTGCTCGAAATCCTGACGCACATTTACAAACACGAAAGCGAACTTCTGAAAGAACTCGAAAGACAATATGAGACTGCACCTTGACCCCGACCCGAACGCCGCAGGCGGCGGCGCACCCGACTGGACAGCCACGCTCGACGAGCCGATGAAACAACACGTCACCTCGAAGGGATACAAATCGCCCGCCGACGTGATCAAGGCGCACATGAACGCCGAACAATTGATCGGCACGAAACGGTTGCAAGCGCCGGATGCCAACTGGAAGCCGGAACAATGGGAATCGCTTTACAAAGAACTCGGCAGACCGGAAGCGCCGGACAAATACAAAGTGCCGGACGTGAAGCTGCCGGACGGCATGAAGCTCGACGACGACCTGAAGATATTGCGCGATCTCGCGCACAAGACTGGGCTGAACCAGACCCAGGCGGATGCGTGGATGAAGGCTTACATGGAAACGGCGGCATCCGGCCACAAAACCAAGGCGGATGCAGAAGCGCAGGCCCGCACAGCCGGCGAAACGGCCATCAAAGAGAAATACGGTGAACAACTGGATGCCAAGAAGAACGTGGTCAAGGCGCTACTGGCCCGCGATTCGTCGCCGGAATTGATGGAGGCGTTGACTCGCACCGGGCTGGCTAATGACCCGGCCATGTTTGATTTCATGGTCAAGCTCGGCACCCAGCTTATCGAGGACAAGGCGGGCGGACGTTCCAACCTCGACGTGGCCGAGAACGTGAAGGCGCAGAACGAGATTCAATCACTTCAACAGGACAAGGATTTCTGGACGGCGTACACCAACCCGTATCACGTCAACCACAAGGCAGCAGTGGAACGAATGACATCGCTTTACACGTCGGCTTACCCCGGCACGGTAAAAGCCGCTTGACAGATTTCCAGCCGTGCTTTAACGGTAACGCATCGGACACGGCTAACGCCCCCGATTGAGAGACGCTAAAGCGTCAACCAGCCGAGTTCACTCGGTTAGGCCGCAGGCCCGAAAGGACACCCTCAGCCGTTCAAATGAATCGCATGAGAACTGTCTATGTCCTTTCAAGTCGATACGGCCCTGGTACAAGCCTACCACGCCAACATTCAGTTGCTTTCTCAGCAGATGGGTTCCCGCCTCGCCGGGAATGTCCGCGTTGAGACGCAAAGCGCAAAATACGACTTCTACGACCGGGTTGACGCAACCTCCGCCGCAGAAGTAACCACCCGTCACGCGGATACCCCGCTGATTTCCACCCCACACGACCGCAGGCGCGTTGGCCTCCGGGACTTCGATTGGGCCGATCTGATTGACAAGAAAGATCGGATTCGGATGCTGGCCGACCCGACCAGTGCCTACACCCTGAACGCCCTGGCGGCTCTTGGCCGCGCCAAGGATCAAGTCATCATTGACTCGGCCTTTGCCAGCGCGGCGACCGGCGAAACCGGCACCGGCACCCAGGCGCTCACGCTGGAGGTCGCTGTTGACTACGTTGAGAGCGGTGGTCCTGCTGCAAGCAATCTGACCATTGGCAAACTGCGCCGGGCACGCTCGCTCATCGGCCAGAATGAAGGCATCTCGCAGATGATGGGCGGTGACGGCCAGATGGTTGACGAGCCGCTGCTTGCCGTTGTGAAGCAACAGCAACTCGACGCGCTGTTGCGAACCACGGAAGTCACCAGCGGCGATTACAACACCGTCAAGGCGTTGGTTGACGGCAAGGTGGATACCTTCATGGGCTTCAAGTTCATCCGAACCCAGTTGCTCACTACGGATTCCAGCAACATCACCGATTGTATTTTCTACGCCAAGAGCGGGCTGTTGCTCGCAATGGGCTTGGAGATTATGACCGACATTGGTCCGCGCCGCGACAAGCGCAACTCTGTTCAGGTCTATGTGTGCGGTTCCTTCGGGAGCGTTCGCATGGAGGAAAAGAAAGTGGTTCGCGTGAAGTGCGACGACGACCTGTAACACGAAAGGAAACTGAATCATGGCTACCATTCAAGCTACTCAAGCGACCAAGATCGCCAACGCCTCATTGGGCACCTACGCCCCGCTCCTGCCGGGCGAACTTGGCGGACGATTGCGCGTTGCTTACTTCTCTCACACCACCACCGCATCCGGCAACGGAACGGTGGTTGGCGACATCATCCAACTCACGAAACTCCCGGCCCGCTCGCGTGTCGTGGATTTCGCGTTTCTGTGCGAAGACATCGGCGCGGCCACCGCTACACTTGGCATCGGCGACACGGGCGACTCGGATCGGCTCGTTTCCGCCATTGCCATCTCGGCGGCAGTGGCGCATCGCGCGGCCAGCACCATCCTGCGAACCGGCACCACGGAGGAACCGGACCTTGGCTGGGGCTACCTCTACACCACTGAAACGTGGATCAGCGCAACGATCCAGACTGCCGCAATTGACGCGGTTGGCCAGTTCTGGGGTTACATCGTGTATTTCGTCGATTAACCTGGGCGGGCGGACTCAACATCCGCCCGCTTCCTTTTATTTAAGGTGAACAAATGAAGAAACTTTTCTTTTTCGCGCTGTTGCTCGTTACCACGGCGATTGTCGCGCAGGAATTCAAGAACCGGCAACCGTATCCGTCTGAGCAAAAGCGTGTGGCCGGGTTGCAGCATTTTCTTGCTGAAGACAGCACGGCGCTTTGGACATTCATCGGCGCGGGCGGCATCACGACCAACCTGCTTCCGCCGCTCTACAACTACATCATCGCATCCAATGGCGTTGCGACGACGGCGCTCATCCTGCCAAATCCAACGAACAATCAGGGAGCGGTGTTCAACATCCTGTCGCCGGAACGCTCCGCGCTGGTTGTCAGCAACGGTGCGGTGGGCTTCACCATCAACAACTCGACGAGTTATTTCGTCCATGCCACGGGGTTCCTGACGAAAACCAATGTGCTGTTGAAGGTCATCAATCCTTACGGCACAAACTGGACGGCCATCATCCATTCGCTGGCGATCCCGTAAACACCTCCAACGCCGTCCCCATAGCGGCGTCCCTCGACGGCTGGCGTTTTGGTTGACGCCAGCCGTTTCTTGCTTTAACGATAAAGACGCATGGCAACTCAGAGCAACCTTAACTGTGCAAACATGGCCTTGCGGCTCATGGGTCATCGGGCGGTTCTTACGGCTCTATCTGATACGACAACAGAAGGACTGGCTTGCAATGGGCTGATTGACGAGTGCAAGAAGGCGCTCCTGCGGATGCACCCGTGGAATTTCGCGGTCAAACGTCAAACGATTGCGAAAGTAAACAGCGCCACCATCACAGCCATCGGTGCGGCGGGTGGAATCACTGAGCTTACTGTAACAAACAGCTATGCTGTTGGTGAATGGTTGATGGTCGAAACGGACAGCGACTTTGCTCCGGTTGAAGGACTGGACGGCGGGCCGTATGAAATCTCGACTGCCACGGCGTCCGTGGTTGGAATCATTTTGGATTTTGCGGAGATCACGGGTACTTTTGTTTCGGGCCTGACCTACACATTCCGCACAAACCCGTTTGGTTATCTCTACAGCCTTCCTCTCCCAACGGATTCCCTGCGTGTTTTGGCAATAAACGAAACCCAAAGCAGTGAAGATTGGAGAATTGAAGGGGGCAGGATTCTAACGCATACTGAGCCGATTGACATTCGATATATCAAGGATGTGACGGATTACGCCACGATGGATTCGACGTTCTATCAGGCGCTCGCCAATTACCTCGCCTACACGCTCTGCGACCATCTCAGTGCCAGTGATGGCAAGAAGAACGAGCTTCACGTCTATCTCTACGGCGGACAAGGCAAGCGCGGCATCCTGCCACAAGCGCGATTCTTGGATGCCAACGAAGACCCGCCCGGCGAGTTCCGCTCGCTGGACTGGCTGGAATCTCGGCAGCAAGGGTCCAATCGTGGGTTCGTGCGTGATCCTGGGACGTGAGCCATGCCACTCATCCGACTAGGCCAGACCGATGACGCTTCCGTTGAAGTTACGATCTTCACTTGCGACCCGGCGATCTATTCGTTCGTCACGGCACGAAGTTTGATCGTCACAAATCGCAGTGCGACCGGGCGGACGTTCAGCGTCCGGCACTTGAATGGCGGAGTGGCAGTCGGCAACTCGGATTATTGGTTTCGCAACACGCCGATCGTGCCGAATCAAGGGTTACTGTTCCCGCTGGATTGTGGTTTGTCGCCAACCGATACCATCCGGGTTGAGGCAAGTTCGGCGGATTTGACGTTCAATTTATATGGCGAGAAGTGATTTATGTCCGCACCCGGCGCACCGCACGGATTAGACCAGCAAGAAGAAGCTGGCGGGCAACCGCTGGTTTACGGGGCCATTCCTGTAAGCACGCTGTTGTTTCGTTCATCCGGCGCGACTGACTACCAAATCATCGGCCTGACCGTCGGCACGAACCTTTCCGTTGGCGGTGGCGCGTTGAACGCATCCGGTGGTGGTTCAGCTTCCATTACCGCCGTGACCGTCACGGTGCCGTACGGCACTCGCGACGCCTTGATCGCGGTGGCAGATGCGTTGGTGACAGCGACGACGAAAATACTGCAAACCATCGGAGCATATCTTCAGACTGACACCAATGATCCATCCGATTGTTATATGTCAGTTGAAGACGTTGGAACTGGCACTTTCAACGTCCGAGTGCGGGCAATCGGTAGGGAGTCTATCGGCGGGCCGTTCAACTTCTTCTACATACTAGGATAACTTATGGTTCTATACGACGCACGCGGGAATGAGATTCTTAGTGGTTTTCCAGACATCACAACGGGGCAGACCTTTACGGATGCACGGACCATCTCGGCCACGCTCGGTGCTCTCAATGCCGAAACGGTGATGGATTTGACGGGTTGCGCTACGGTGACATTCGACGTGCGCACAGCGGCAGGGTCACTGACTTACCTATGGGAAGGCACTATAGACGGAACCAATTACTTTGCGCTGCCCGCGTTCATCAATTTTCAACTCTTGGTAGCGGCGGTCGTTGCGGAACAATACACAGTCTCGGTTACAGTTGGCACGGTTCATTCGGGTTCCTATACTGTGGGTGTAACGGGGCTGCGCCGGGTGCGGTTGCGCGTGTCGGCCTACACTTCTGGCAATATCACCGTTTCGGCAAGGGGTTCCAAGGCAGACCTTTTGATTTACGCCCGCCCAGTGCCTTCTACGCTTCACATCACTGCTACGGCTGCCGCGAACACAGCAGCTACCGCCACGTTGCCGGCGGCAGGGGTGGGAATGTTCCATTACATCACGAACATTCAGTTGTGGCGCAATGCGACGGCGGCGCTGGCTGGCACTGCAACTCTTATCCACACCTCGACGAATCTTCCAGGCACTCCGGCCTGGAGCGTTGGAAATGCGATGATAGCAGGTGGAACACAACTCGACCTCAATTACACCCCAACCACCCCGCTCAAGAGTCTGGTGGCAAACACGAATACCACGGTAGTCATGGCGGCAGGCGGAGCCGCTGTGCTTAACCGTGTCAACGTCAGTTATTACGTAGGATTCTAACCTTATGGCTCACCTTGCAATCATCACTCGTTACGGAAACGAAAACCTCTATGCTTCAGGTCTATTCACCATCGGTGTTTATTATACCTGTTTCGACCCTGCCATCGCAACGTCTGGTATTATGACCGTGGTTGATCCGGTGGAGTTGGATACTGGGAATCCTGCTGGTTGGAACGCACAAATCAAAGCCGCTGTGGTAGCAGATGCTATTTCCAAAGGTTGCACGGATCTGGTTGATAACCTCACTTTTATTCCTGCTTATGAGAAAAAGTTGGAATATCGTTCTGGTGATGAGAATGTGGTATTGTTACAAACTTCTCTCAGCGTTTCGTTTAGCACTAACATTGGGACAGCGAACTACGCGATCAATCTTCAAGCCACATCCGGTATTGTTGCTTTTGGAGCCGTGACTTCCAAAACCGCAACCGGCTTCACTGTCGGAATCACCGTGACGACGGCAGGAACAGTGGATTGGAGCGCCATTCCGCACAACTGATGCCACGCCAGAACAGCATACAGACCGCTTGGACGAAGGGCGAAGTTTCGCCTCTAGCCGCTGGTCGGGTTGACGTTAATCTTTACGCCAGCGGCGCGACGACGCTCGAAAACATGCTGGTGCGCCCGCAGGGTCCGGCGTTCCGGCGCAGCGGCACGAAGTTTGTTAAGGCCGGAAAACTACCGGACTTGATAATTACAGACGTGGCGGACGCTGCCGGTTTTTACCAGATCACGACTTCTACCTACCACGGCTTGACTGGAGGAGAAACCGTTACCATCGCTGGCACCGGAACAACGGCAGATGGCGTCAGGACCGTAACCGCGCTTGTGGATGGAAACATTTTCTATCTCACTGAGCCTTATGTTTCTGTGTCATCCACTGGCACTGTCACAAGGAGCGCCAGAATAATTCCGTTTACCGTTTCAGATGAAACGGCTTACGAACTGGAGTTTGGTGATCGATATATTCATTTTTACAAGAACAAGGAGCCACTGTTTGAGACAACCACAACCGAAGTGGAGAAATATACCATCGCCGACAATGGCGGATTGGCTCAGATAGATTGCACGGTGGATGACGATGGCGACCTGCCGGGCTGGGGAACTCTTTCCGGGTTCATCGGCGCTCCGGCCAACAATGGCACAGTTACCCAAAGCGCGGGATTCAGTAATAAAGTCAGACTTACTTGTTCCGTGCCGCACACCTTGCGGACGGGATGCACAGTCAAATTGTATTCCTTCGGAGCCGACCCGAATTCGATCAACAACACAACCAAGACAGTTTCGAGAGTGTCACCTTACATCGTCGATCTGGAATCGACGGCGTTTGTCAACGTCGTCGGTGTCACCGGAACGGCCATGTTGAGCACTGGCTTATTGGCGGGGGATCGTGTGTATTTTTCAGACGGGCATGAAAACACAGTTCTGGCGGACACGTTTCAAACCGTTAAAAGCGTGGACACCTACGACAAATTCACGGTTGCCAATGTCGCGTTTGCGTCCATCGTTGACACCACGCCGTCAGCAGAAGAAGTCCATTGCATCCCCATCGAAGTCGTAACGACGTTCACGGAGGGCGAGCTTGCGGACATCCGTTACGCGCAATCCGCCGACGTGCTTTACATCTTTCACCCGGATCATCCGACGCAAAAGCTGGTGAGGCTGGACACCGACGGCGACCGCAATGATTGGTTGCTGGCAACGGTCGATTCCCAAGACGGGCCTTACCTGCCGTTCAACGATCTGACGCCGAATGTGGACACGACCACGCCCGCGAACGGAACGAAATATGACGATGTTTACTTTGAAGTGTCCGCCTACGCGCACACCGCCAACGTGACGGCAGCGGTAGCGTTCGGGGCAGGCGACAACGGCGAATATCTCGAGTACAGGGACGGCGATCAATGGCGTCTGGCGTTGCTCAACACCGGGCAGGGAACCAGTTCTGGAACAGTCTCAATCATTGATAACGTGTTGCTCTCTCTCGACGAAACTACCCGGCTGCAATCCAAAAAAAGCAATCCGATATACATTCCTGGTAGCGCAACCTCATCGCCAGTCCAGTATCAAGGGAACATGGGAAATAACAGCCGTGCGAGGGCGCAACAACGGCTTGACCCGAACGATTCCGTGCGTTCGTCTGGTACTGGCGGAAGTGGAGACGGTAGCCCTGGCACCATCAAATCCCAATTTGCAAACACGTTCAGCGCGTCTGACATCGGAAAATACCTCCGGTATCAGGACAATGCTTCGCCGCCAGTGTACAGATGGGCGCTGATCACATCCATTCCCAGGACGCCAACTGCCGGAACCGGAAGCGAGGCGGTTCATACCACCCCAGTAGCGATGGTAACTATCAACTCCACGGGCAATTTCGTGGTTAGTGGAGAATCCAGAACTGCTACGTTGCGATCATATCGTTCCGGTTCGACCTTTGCCGCATTTGCCGCAACCGATGTTGGAAGGAGCGTCCGACTTGGATTCGCAGGCCGCTGGACGTGGGGCAAGATCACCGGCTTTACGAGTTCTTCACAGGTGACAATCACGCTTTATGAAGATATGCCACGCGATCCGCATAACGCCTCGAATGTTGCCGGGGCATTGAATGGAGAGTTAAGCGCGTCATCAACCACTGGCCGGACCTACGATTGGCGCATGGGCGCATGGTCTGCAACCACGGGCTACCCGACGTGCGGCGCGTTCCATGAACAACGTCTTTGGTTTGGAGGCAACACCACTGCGCCGGCAACGATCTGGGGCAGCGTCAGCGGCGATTTCGAGATCATGCTGCCGTCTGAACTGGATTCGACGGTGCTCGACGATAACGGAATCGCCTACACGCTTGGCTCGACCAAGGCCAACGCAATCAAATGGCTCGTCAGCGGGCCGGCCATGACCGTCGGAACCAGTGGCGGCGAATGGCAGGTGCGCGCAGCGTCATCGGTTAATGACGCCATCACTCCAAGCAACATCAAGGCGACGGAATACACCGGGCACGGTGCGCTTGGCACCGCCATTCCCGCCCGCGTTGGATCATCAATCCTGTTTGTGGACAGAAGCGGTGAGAAGGTTCAGGAATCGTTCTACAGCTACGAAAAGGATGCGGTGGATTCGGATGATCTGACGGTGATTTCGGAGCATATCCTGAGAACTCATGGCGGCGCTGTGGCAAGCGCCTTCCAAGAAAAGCCGCACAGCATATTATGGGTGGCGTGCGCAGACGGAACATTGTCCGGGATGACGTTCAACAAGAAACAGGAAGTGGTCGGCTGGCATCATCACACGATACAAGGCGGCGCGGTGGAGGATATTTCGGTGATTCCATCCGCAGACGCCAGCGAGGATGAACTTTGGATGGTGGTCAGGCGCACTATAAACGGAGTGACAGTGCGTTACATTGAAGTGTTGGAAGCGGATTTCTACCCGACATCCGCCAGCAGCCGGCTGGGGATGAAGTTCCTGGACGCGCACCGTTACATTTCAGGCTTTACCGGCGATACGATCACCGGGCTGAACTATCTCGAAGGTCAAAGTGTGGTCGTGGTCAAAGACGGGACGCGAGTAGCCGGCACGTTTACGATTAGCGGCGGCTCAACGGGCGACATCGGCACGGGGGCAACAAGCGAATTGTTGATCGGCCTGCTTGGCAACGCCGACATGCAATCCCTTCCGCCTGAAGGCGGCTCACAGTTCGGCACGGCGCAAGGCCAGACGAAGCGCGTGGTTTACCTGGATGGCAGGTTCTATAACACGGATTCAGTTTCACACGGGCCATCGGCTTCCTCGCTTATCACAGTCACGCTGCCGACAAACCCCAACTGGTTCACGGGCACGTTCCGGCTAACCCCGGCGATGGGTTATGACGTGGAATCAAGCTGGTATATCCGGCAAAGCGAACCTTATCCGTTGAACATCCTGTTTGTAGTGACAAAACTCGAAACCAACGAATGATTCGCGCCATCTCCATAGAGGAAGTTGAAAAGTTCTCTGAACTTGGCCGTTGGTTCTATGAGCGCATGGAACTCACGGGAACATTCAACAAGGAGGTGTTCTGCCAGAACTGGCGCAAGCTCATTGGCGGCGGGGCTGGCTTCATCCTTGGCCGGTTTGATGAAGATGATAACCCGCAGGAATGTCTTGGCGTCATCGAATATCCCGACGTGTTCTCCGGTGAACCGACGGCCTGCAATATGTTTTGGTTTTACCTTGAGGAACCGAAGGGGCTTGAGGCGGGGATGCTCTATCGCGCTTTGGAATTCGATTGCGTTCAACGCAAGATCAAACACCTGCATATCGGCGTTCTGTGCAACGACCGGCTGGCCAGAGTGGGGGGATTCCTATTGAAATCGGGCTATCAACTTTCAGAAATGCAGTATAGAAAGGATTTGTAATGCCTGTCGCACTACCAATTATCGCAGTCGCACTTGCCGCCGTTGGAACAGGCGTGGCAGCCTACGGGGCTATTCAACAAGGCAAGGCTGCTGATGAAGCCGGGAAACGCACACAAGAAGCCGAGAACGCCAACGCCAAAGCGGCGCAAGATGCCGCTACTTTGGAAGCAGGACAAGTACGCCGTCGCAATCTCCTCCGGCTCGGCTCGCAAAGGGCCGCTGCCGCCAAGAGCGGCGTCTTGATCGACGACTCTGCCGCAGATGTGATTTATGACACCGCCATTCAAGGCGAGCTTGAGGCGCAATCCGTCCTCTACGGCGGGGCGCAAGCGGCGGCTTACAACCGTTCGCGGGGTAACATTGCCCGGTTGGAAGGCAAGAACGCCAAGAGCGCATCAAGGATTCAGGCTGGAGCAACGGTTATCGGCGGACTCGGTAACGCGGCGAGCACGTACTCGAGGAGCAGCGCACAGCCTGCATTTGGAAGCGGCAGGCAGAGTTACCACGATCAATACAGGGGATAAATGCCTGAACTACCAACATTCACCGCCAGCGGCCAGATTCGGGCCGGGCCAGTTGCCGCGCCCGTTGACGCTTCCGTGCTAGACCGGCCCGCCCGCGCTCTGGCTGGGCTTGGGGCGTCGATTCAAGGCGCAGGCCAGGACATCGCTGAGATACAGCAACGACGCCAAAAGGAAATCGATCTGCAATGGGCCACGGAAACGGCTCATGCCTACGACCGCAAGATTGTGGAGCGTCAGGTCGAAGACGCCAAGAATCCGCGTGAGACTGAAGGGCAGGAGTTTCTTGAGTACTCCGAAACGCTCCTTGGCGAACTGACCAAGGCCGCGCCGTCCAAACGCGCCGCGCAAGTGTTCCGTGATCACGGCATGACTGCCGCCAATCGCGGTTATCGGCAGGCACTAATTTCCGGCGAACAAACGCGCCTTGAGCAAGCAAGTTTGTCCAACGTGAAAAGCACGGCGGACATGATGGCCACCTACAATTACACGGTGGACATGGATAACGTGGACGGCGCGGCGCAAGACCTCGCCAGCAACTACAAGCTGCAAGCCGCCTACATCGCGGACACCTACGGCAAGACCGACCCGCCGCTGGCCGCAAAGATGCGGAACCATCTGGTTGAGGAACTGGCCACTGGAACGGCCTCGACCAACCCGGACTTCGCCCGGCAACTGGTCAAGAACGCGCCGATTACGGAGGAAGCGAAGCTACAACTCAACCAGCGAATTGACAGCATTGAGAAGGATGCGCTGGAAACCAGCAGCTATAATCTGCTTCAGGCCATCGACAACTCCATTGCGGTTGGTTACGAGTCGTTGAAGCCAGTTCAGAAGCCATCGCCTGAAGTGCTCAAGCTGTTGCCTCCGAATCAGGCGGCTAAGGTTCAGCATGACGTTGCCGTTGCCAACGGAACCATCTCGAAGTTCTCCGAAGTCAAGGTATGGAACTGGCGCGAACAACAGGCAGCGGTTGCTTCAGTGAAGATTGAAGGCGATCCGGTTGCACAGGATGTGAAGGCGAATCTGGCCAAGTTACTTCAGAAGTCCAAGCAGGAACAGGAAGAAAACCCTCTGGGCTGGCAACTGGCCAATGATCCTGAGTTTTCAAGGATTCCGGCAAACGAGGACGTGGTTGCTCGTTCTACGCGGTTGAACCGGATGATTGCCTTGCAGGGCGCTCCACCGGAAGGAACCGATGAACAGCAAGCCAAGCGTTACCTTGGGCTTCCAACTGGATTGCAGAAGGCGCTATCGACACAGGAGGCCGCTGGCCGTGCGCAACAGTTCAACAGCACGCCGAACCAGTTGACCAAGCTGGTTGAGCAACTGAAGTCCGAATATCCAGACCCGAAAATTGCCGGGATGGTTTGGAACGACATGCAATCGCTGCCTGAGTCTCAGAAGCTCAAGATGGGCATACGGGTTGCCGCCGCCATCGAAGATCAGAACGTGCGCAACAATTTCCTTGGGGCAATGACGAGCAAGGATGTTCTCAAGACCGAGGACAAGAAATCCGTTTTTGAAACGCAACTCGACGGAACAGACGTTTATCGCCGCTTTGTTGCTGGCTGGATTGGAGACGGTGCGCAACGAAGTGGAGAACTGGCTGACTTCCGTGATTCCATCCTGAAGTATTCGATGTTCATTTCGGCTGGTGAAAACCTGAAGACATCGCAGGCCGTCGATAAGGCGGTCAAGCGCGTCATCTCTGA